ATCTACTGAAAGGAATTCAAACTCAAGCACCTTTACGGTATGCTCTTCCATGTCCATTCCAGGTCTGTTTGAAGTCTTATTATACATACCAGATGTATTGTTCTTCTGTCCAGAACTAGCCACCTTTTTGTAGTCTTCTTCGGTTAGCTCATCCCCAGCTATTCTTTTAAGATCAGCAATAGGCATTGTTTTTATATGACCAGCATAAGTCATATCGCCGAAAGAAGGGTCTTCTGTATAGCTATGAATAAAGTTAGACGGATCTACATATTCGGTTTTGATTCCGTAGCTAGGGTCATTGGTTCTTTTTACAACAGCCATACCAAGTATGGTCATGTCGTTCACACACCTTCTGAAAACAGAATCATTAAAGTCATTCCACTCCAAGGTCAGGTTAGTAGCTATCTGGGCGGCGATTTCGGAAGAAGCCTTAACGTTAGTCCCCATGAATATTTCAGCCTCCTCAAGGGTTTCTGGAATGGCTTCTGGGTCGCCTGCTACCTCAACTCCAAGCTTGTTTTTAATACCTTGAAGAGCAGCCTTGGATTTTACGGCAAATTCAATCTTCTTTTTCTCTAAGTCCTTTTCCGAAGTAGATAGAGGGTCGATAGCCTCTAGGTTTGGGTAAGGAGACAAAGAAAGAATCTTGTTCACTACAATACGGACAAACTTAGGAAGGATTGGGACTGGGGTAAAGTCCAGGTTTAGCATACTTCCGTCACCGTTGTTAGGATCAAGAGACGTAAGTAAAGATCTGTATATGGCCGTGTCCTGGGTTCCGTTGGCGTACTTTCTGTTCTTTTCGAAAGTTCGGTTCCTGTTCTTGTAGGTGGACCCGTCTTGATCCATTTTACCCCACTGCTGATATATAGCTTTAGCGTATCCTAGTCCGTACTCTTTTCCTCCTTTTTCTTCTGGAGGGCTAAGCGGGTTAGGAAAGCCTGATTTTTTGTTGTTGATGTTCATTTGCAATGAGTCGAGTTCTTATAACTCAATGCAAATATAGTAAAACTAGGAGTGCCACACTTTAGGCTTGAAAGTCCTTATAAACTGCTTGTTTGTGAAGTCGGATTGCTTCTTTTCTTGCTTTACTTTTTGAGCAGCTAAAAGAGCTAGACCAGAACTTATGGTAAGGTCAAACTTAGTTCTGTTGTCTATCTTGTATCCTATCCAGTCTTCTAGGGTTTTGTTGAAGTACATATTTCCAAACTCATCAGACTCTGGTTTAATGCCTACGTGGTTGTGTATGTAAGCCTCGATAGCCTGAGCGTGAGACTGTATCACGTCCTGGGAGTTAGAAGGTATGCCTTTTGTTCTCACGTTCTTAGATGATCCTGGAACCTTAAGGAAGTCAGGTCGGTCCATTAGGTAGCCATCGTAACCTCTTGATTCAAAGTATCTTACGATACCGTACTTATTGTTCTCTACAAGTAAAGGGTAGCCGTAAAAGAAAGCACACATCAGGACGTCTTCGTAGAATATGCTAGCTAGGTCTGGTCGGGAAGCATATTCCGCAACAAACATGTTGGCTGGGCCCTCCATATTAAACTTATTGTACATATGTAAAGCTCCTTTGGATCCCCTGCCGTCAACCGTGGAATCTAAATCATAGGAGTCAACACCGCCGCAGCCTATGTGTCCGTTTGGGGCAACCTTCTTGCCTCCCTCTTCTTTCTTTACGTTCTTGTTTTTAGGCATCCAAGAAACCCTAAACCTGCCGTTGGGGTCAGGAGAGAAGGCCACCTCTTCGTCTTTTTTAACCCAAACAAAGTTACCCTTCACCACAGGGTTAGGAAACAAATCGTCGTTGTATTCTATTTGTTGATAGATCTTACCTAGGTTAAACAGACTACCCTGAATGCTATCTCTAAATGCTTCGTCTTCAGTAAAGGGAAACTGACGAACTATCTCGTTTAGCTCGGAGGGATCATCCTTAAAAGACTGACGATCATTCTTCAGGTATCGCTTACTTCCCTCCTCGATAGGGTCCCCATCTATACCTTGTATCTCCTGGGGAGGATCATCAACAACAGAATTGCCGTATACGTCAAAAAAACCCTCAAGAGCGTCGTAAGCTGGAATGAATATCCTGTATAGCCCAGACCTGGTTCGTCCGTTATTATTTCTCTCTGTAGGTTTTGAGTCTTTCCATAACTCCCTATATTCACTACCCCCTTTACTCATAGGGTTTACTGTAGACCCCACAAGGGCCTTACCTACAATCCTCTTACCCACTATAAGGCAGGTTCTTTCTATCCTCCAGGCTTCTCTAATGTCTGTGGGCTTCTCCCACTTACCAGCCTCATCAAGATACAGCATGTGAAGCTTCTCACCGTCATAAGCGTTATTAGTGGTGTTCTTCCAGTTTATAACCGTATTAAGAGCGTCACCCCTGTGGGATGTTTTATTGTTTTTGGTTATACGTTTGGAGGGCTCGCGGAAGGCCAGCTCCATACGAGGGTTTGTCGTACCATCCTGGATAGGCTTGAAAAAGAATGGGTAGCTGCGGAAGATCGCAACCACCTTCTTCATGAAAATATTCTCCTGCGAGTCTTTACCAGTTTTCGACTGTATGCCAAGAAGCTTCTCTTTAACTTGACTAGCTTCATCCACCAAGACAGCAGAGCATATGTTAGTGTAGCCAGAACGACGACACTTAGTATAAAGCTGACCGAAACAACGAGGGTCAACTTCACAAGCAGCCATGTGCGTAAAGATGTCTTTTTGGAAAGAGAGGTATGATGGATATCCGATATCAATTTTAGACCATTGTAGAAACATATAGTGTCTCCCTGTAATATACGTAGGTTCCCCATTATTGTAAAACCATACACCGTCGCGCCGACGCTGAAACTCTTGTTCGATGTAAGAACGAAACTTGTTGCGAAACTCGGCAGGTTTTTCGAGCCACTCATCCATACTGCGTATCCTACGCATTTCCTCTGGCATAGGTGAGCGTTTCCACATTTGCAGCTTCTTTGGCTGGTCATGGAAGAGAATTTGCGATTTGCGCGGTTTCTTTGGGAGGACCACGAGTAACCCGTGGAGCTCGATAGCTTCTCCCTCTGTACCGTTAGGGTCGATCTTAATCCCTTTAGTTTCATACCCTTTTATGTCGATTAAAACGGACATCAATAACTCTGGCCGTGTGCATCCATTCTGCCCAACGAAGGTACGCCTTTTTTAGGGTTTTTAATCTCCATTTGTTCGCCACATTCACACTGTCCTTCAGGGTAATAAACACTACCTTCTCTGAACTTCATAGTGAGGCTTCTTACAGATTTTTCTGCTTTACATTTTTTGCAAATTAAGTCTGGCATGTTGTTTAATTTTATTGTACCCCCGCTAGGACTCGAACCTAGGACCCACAGCTTAGAAGGCTGTTGCTCTATCCAACTGAGCTACGAGGGCGTGTATTTTACGTTTAAGTGACCAGTTGTAACTGACTGATTTTTAAAGTCATAGTCATCCCAGTAGACAAGTCCGCTTGGGTTATTTAGAAAATCTTTCTGCGAATCCTCCTGAGTAGTCTTTGTCTTTTTCGATTTCTCCATTGTCGTTTAGTTCTTTAACCATTTGCTCTAACCTCTGGCGCTCCACCAAAAGCTCTTTACAGTCGATAGCCGTTTGCTTTATGGATTGGAGCTCGGCCTTACGTGCAGACCCACCTGCTTCGGGATCGACAGGCTTCTTGACCTCTTCAATCATGTTATCGATAGCAACCTCCATGCTGTCCATTAGTCTTTGGGCAGCGCTAAGGGTAGTAAATTTAAGTTTCGACATAATAGATATCGTCTAGTCTTGTCCTGTAGAAAGTGTCTCCGTCGATCTTAAAGGAGTAGTCAGAGTCTTTTTTAACCCCAACTATATCGCCTTTCTTTACGCCTAAGTCTTTTAGCTTTTTATTTTCAAAAGCAACTTTAGCTGTTTTAACTTGAGGCTCCTTGAGTTTAACAATCTGTATGCTACTTGAAGTAACCTCGGACTTTTGCTCAACATGACTGAGAATTGACCAGGAAGAGAGAGCAGAGATTTTGCCAGTCCTTTTAGACTTGTAAGCAAAAGCTTGAGAACTAATGGCGTGGTCAGGATGATAATAAACAACAAAATGATTGTCGTCAACAGGAAGAGGCTGAGCGTCAGCCATAACAACGAGGTGATGAAAGTAAAGGGTGTCCCCTTCTTCAACGCCTGTTTCGTGTTTCGCAGGAACAGCAATAACTTCTCCTTCATTTACTCTGTTTTTAAATGGTTCAAATTTGGTGTCTACGTAAAGCTTTAGACCACCTTCTGTTTCTATCTCGTCTTCAAACTTTTTTTCGAGATAAACAATAAAGCTATTTAGACTTTTCATGTTAAAAGTTTAAGTCAAATTCAATTATACATGGCATATCTTCCACGCTCTTCCATAGCATTGTGGATCCGTCGCGTTCTATATACACAAGATATCTTTTTATTGATTTCTTGAACAATAGCTCATCGTCTAAAACAATAGCAGATACCAAGCCGTTT